TTGCGTTTAAACACTACAAGAAGAATCCAAAGATGTTTGACACTAGCATTGACCGTTAAACTAAGGTGCGATTTTTTATAGGAGGCTTTATGTTCAAACACTATGCTCACCGAGGTGATTACACATTTGGTATGAGTGGTAGTAAAAGGTCATGGTTTGTATTTGTAAAAAAGAATGACCAGTGGGTTGAAAAGATGGCGGTTGAGACCCGTGAAGAGGCACGGGGTTTGTTTGATATTTGGTTGAATCAATATGTAAATCAATATGGGGAATCAAAATGATGATATCTGAAAAAGAATGGTTGGATGTTGGTTATACAATTTTGCCATGTGGCGGATGGATGAGTATCACACCCGAACTACTGGGGAATCAATGGGTCGCTATGGCTATGTCATTGGGTTTTGACCCACATTGCAAAGAAGTAATTTTGGGGTTAACTGCGTTTAAACAGATTGATAATGGAGAAGAAGAATGATTAACATTCAATTATTGGAAGAGAGCGACACTGTACGGGCAGATGATTGGTGTAGACCTTTAGTCATCCGAACGATGGACAGTGGTGAAGTCAGTTTCAGATGTATGTATTCGGGTGTGCCCGAAAACAATGTTGAATGGGTGCAAGCAAAATATATTTTTGGGAAGATGTGGTTTGGATGCCGAGTTATAGAATTCAATTCAAAAATAGCAACTCCATATGAGTTTGCACGGGGTGACATTCCAAAGCGTAGTCGTTTAAACATGGATGACTATACCGACATTACTAAATTTGGAGGGGCAAAATGAAGATAAGTGAAGTATTAAAAAGGGCAAAAGCACACATGAGAACCAATCGTTTTGTTTGTAATGCTATTAGCGACTGTGATATTCCTTATCAAGATAAACAAAATGCACAAAGATACATAATTAATTTATTAGAACATCGTTTAACCGCAGAAAATTGGTTGGTAGAAAAAGGCATGATAAGTCCCCAAGCAATTAGCAAAGAAAATATGCGAATTTATCGCTTGCGTTGGATTGACCACATGATTAACGAATTAGAAAGGGATGGAAAATGAAGATAACAATTGAAATTGAATTACCCGAAGGGCAAGAGAGACCGACTGATGAGATGATTCTTAGGCTCACTGACCCCGATTGGTTGGCATCATGGTGGAACATCGATGACGTGCGAGAGGTCAATGGTGGTGAAGACTTGACTGATGGCGAGGCACAGGATGTTTTAGAATTAGCAGAGAACAGATTCGATGCTAACATAGGTATTAATTGGGAAGTGCTAGAACATTACGTTGATTGTGTTTTAGGAGACCGAAAAGAATAATGCGTTACTATTGACCGAGGGATTGGGTATGAGTGCCAAGAGGTCACGGGTTGACTACCCGTCATGAAAAAACCATATCAGTTGGTTGCTTGTTTATTTAACATTTGACGGTGTTAAATTCCTTTCTGCGAGTCGGACTAATACTAAACCCCCTTAATCGGGGGTTTTTTTACGTCCATAGAAGTTGCTGAGTGTTTAAACGTGCTTAGAAAGCATCGGTTGGTTCGAAATATGTACCAGTCACCTTGTTGTATCCGATGGAGGTTTCGCCTTGTGTACCTATCCAACGATGACGGCATTTCCATACTGCAATTTCCACGTCATTCTTTTTGGTACGATGCACCGTCAGACCGCAGTCTGCCTTTGCCCACCAAGCCATTGAACCGCTAATCGCCATCCCATCGGGTCTTGGGAGTTCCATGTTTGAACGAGTTATCTTGGAGGGGTGAGCAACGAACCATACATGAACCCCATATGCCTTGGCGAACGACTGCATCTTGGTCAGCATCGATGAGATGAACTCATGTTCTGCCATCCCCGATTTATTATCAATATAATTATAAGGGTCGATGACCAATCCCCTTATGCCGTACCTTGCCACTGCGATTCTTGCACGTTCCAAAATAGATTCGATTGTCGATGGCTCTGCTCCCTCGGAATCTAAAAATAGGAAGTGGCTCTCTACCCATTTAAACGCATCATCCTTATCGGTCTCGGACATCCGCTCCTTGCCCTCAAAAAATCTTTTCTCTTTGTAAATCTCCATCAATCGACTGATATGAATTTCGGGTTGATTCTCGAACGAACACAACGCAAACTTCCAATCATGTGCCTTCCCAAGGTTGACCATCAGTTGGTCTACGAAGTTAGATTTTCCCGAAGATGGATATCCTGTGACGATGCTGAGTTGACCCTGTGCAATCGTATAAATTTGGTCGACATTGGAATAACCAGTTGATAATCCTTTGCCATTTCCTTTGCCCCATAAGTCGTTTAAACGGTCTAAATACTTGTTGGCAGATGAGAGTCCCGCAACTGGATATGGCTCGGCTGAGTCAATAATTTGGGTGACTACGTCTTGACCTTCCGCCAAGAACACTTCGTTTAAATCCTTCGCATTAAACTTTGCGAGACGGCACTTATCCTTGCCGATACGTCTTGCCAACTCCTCTGTTAACGCTTGACCCGCAGTGTCATTATCGCAAGCCAACACAACGTAAGGAACTTCTTTCAGCACATCGAACGCATTCCAAACGAATCCAAATTTCTTATCCTCGGACGCATCGATTTTCCCATCTGTGACCTTCATAGGAGCACCGCTCGGCACACTTAAAACATTTTGAATGCCACACGTCATCAGTGTTAACGCATCAATCTCACCTTCGACAATAACTATCGGAGCAGAAAGAACAACACGGTCAATACCAAAAAAATCATGAGAACCGCCATCACTTTGAGTAAACTCCTTCGCCTCAATCGAGCGGTATTTGGTGGCGGTATAAACTCCGCCTCGATAGTACGGAAATCCAATCGCATCTGTTTCCTTGTTTAAACGGCTGAAGAATTTAACTGCTGAAAACAATTTCATTTCATTTGCAACCTCCTCGGAGATGCCCCGTGATGCTAAAAATTTTAAATGTTGGGGTTCAAGTTTGTTGAGGGTTGGTGCTTGTTTCATAGGAATCACATTATGCTCCTTGGTTTTTTTTGTTGGATAAGTTTTGTTGGGAACGATGCCACCGATACCGCAATGATGACAATGGTAGACGAGTCCCTCGGATTTACGATGGACGACTAAGTCTTTTTGGTTTGATTTTTTTCGGTCTGCTTTGCAATTTGGGCAAGCGACACGCTCTTCTGTGTCAACATGAAGAGTTGACACTAGCATTGCTACTTCATTCATTAAGCCTCCTACTGTTTATTTATCTCTGCTATTATCTGACTTGTTTGCTTTTGGCGAACGTAATCGCAGATTCCCCTTTGCTGATAATCCGCCTTTGCGGATTGGTTTTATGTGGTCAATGTCTTTACCTTTTCTGTCGATTCCTTTCTTATCGTATTCACGTCTCGCCTTCTGACGTTCAAGTTGTCCCTTATCATCACCTCTTTCGAGTTGTTTCTGATACTCATGTTTCCAGTTTCTTGTGTCTTTAGTTGCCATAGTAACTCATTGTAGTAGATACTCATCGTAGTAATGCCCTCTTGGGGAGGGCAGACCTAGCCTTAAACTAGGTTTGCCTTCACAACTTTGCCCACATGGCTCGGTTGACCCGACAGACTTTTCGTGCGAGGGACTCTCTCTTCGCCATCCCTTTTCAGTATCTAACGCACTAACCACGGTACTGACAATCTACTCCACGACCCCACCGTTTTGCATCGACAATCGTGAACGAACAATCATCTTAATCCTAAGAATCATCTGTACGCAAGTTATTTTTTTAAAAGAAATACCAATCAACGCAGAGGTATGTTTAAACAATTTGAAATGCTTTCTGGCAGCCCAGCCAGAATCCCGCTGGCGAGTCAGGTTTCAGGTACAGCGTTAAGTTTAAACATTATTTAACACCCTGAACAGCAAGAGTTATAGTGTTTAAACGTACCTAAAATACTTCCAGGGGCGTGATTTCATTTCCTGGGAACGCCATCCTCCTGCTTTTTTAAAATTTTAATTTAAGGTTTAAACATATCGTGAAAATACAACAAAGAATTTCCGTGAAGACGTACTTAAATTATTTTTTTGTAGTATGTTGTCTCATGTTCGTTTTTGATGTATGATAGATACATAACTCGATTAAGCCTCCTGTTAAGATTAAAAGGTCATTGAAAACCTACACAGTCGGAAGAAACCACCCACCCACAGGTGGTTTTTTTTTAATCAATTTTTGTTATATCAATTTCACATCGGGGATTGCTCTTGTCCACCCCCATCCAATAAATATGTTTTTCCTTCACTTGTCGGTCGTTCTCGTAAGCGACTTCCTGTAACAAATCTAATATCAAGGACTCATCCAAGTCGGGTCTTCTTGAGGCATACCAAATGCGAATCGTTACCACTACATCGCCAGTAATTATTTGAGAAGGTGCGATAACGCATTGTTGTTTAAACGCTTTAGCATAGGCTAATGCCTTCTCGGACTTTATAAACATTGGCTTGCCACGGATATACACCATTTTGCGAGAATTTGCTTTGCTTGCGGGTTCGCCAATTATTTTTAGTGAAAGTGTTTGCATATATAATTTGATTGTGCTATTATTAAACCTTACTAAGGGGGAAGTATGAAGATAACAAACAAGTTTAACCTACCCGAGACGCTTGTAGCGTTGGCGAGTAGAGATTTTTACACTAAGGGCAAAGCGGACTATTCAGTCACAGAAATTATCGCTCCACCAAGAATCAATTATTTAAAACGAAAGCACGACCTAGAGATGAAGCAAGATGTATCCGATATGTTATGGATGCTATTAGGTACGGCTCTGCACGTTGTCGCAGAGCGTAGTGAAGTCGAGGGTCACACCAACGAAGAGCGGTTATCGGTCATGCTTGATGGCTTAGTGTTGTCGGGTGCAATTGATTTGCAACAACACGGTGAAGATGGCATCACAGTGTTTGATTACAAGTTCACATCTGCTTGGGCATTAAGAAATGACAAGCCCGATTGGGAAGCCCAACAAAACATCTACAAGTACCTTGTAGAGACCGTGAAGAAGACTCCTGTCAAGGGTTTAAAGATTTGTGCATTTGTTCGTGATTGGTCACGCAGAGAGGCGAGTGTAAAAGAGTCTTATCCACAAGCCCCCGTACAGATTGTTGATATTCCTATGTGGTCGCATCGAGTGACTGAGGAGTACATTAAGTTGCGTTTGAAGATTCATGCAGACTCCAAGGCACAGGCTGATTGGGGTGATGAGTTGCCATTGTGTACAGAGGAAGAGCAGTGGTTGCGTGAGACAAAGTTTGCAGTAAAAAAAGAGGGTCGCAAGACCGCAGTTCGTGTGTTCGATACAGAAGAGGAGGCTAAGGAGTTGTTGGCAACAATGACCGAGAAAGACAAGGGTTCTATTGAAATCCGTAAGGGTGAAGCAGTGCGTTGTACAGGGAATTACTGTGGGGTAAACCAATGGTGTACCCAGTATCAAAATTCAAACAAGGAGGAAGAAAATGTCAGTTTATAAAAAGTTGCAACAAGCACGTTTAAACATCGTTCAAACGGCTATGAAGAAGTCGGGTAAAAACAGGTTTGCCAATTATGACTACTTTGAACTAGGTGATTTTTTGCCTACCGTTCATTCAGTATTCAATGATGTTGGTTTGTGTGGGGTGTTTACCCTGTCAGATACCAATGCTCATTTAACAATTCATGATACCGATAGTGATGGTGTGATTAGTTTTTCATCGCCATTAGTTATGGCGGAAGGGTCTAAACAACAAGCCATTCAGTTATTAGGTTCTACGCACTCGTATTTGCGGAGATATTTGTGGTTGATGGCACTTGAGTTAGTTGAGTCGGATGGTGTGGATTCATTAGCACCCATAGTGAAAAAGCCTCAGTTAGAAAACTTAACGGTTGAATCTTACAAGGCACTTGAAAGAGTATTAGAAAGACCTACACCGATTATTCAACCTCAAGCCGTATCTGATGCAGTTACGTCTGATGAAGTTCCATTTGATGTTGATAACTTAACGGTTATTCACGATTGGATGATTGAGTTTGGAAAGAACTGCGATAGTTACGCATCGTTGGTTAAGTTTTGGAATCAACACAAATCTCATTTAGAAGATATGAAGAAGCACACACCAGTTTTGTATGAAGAAACCGTAGCAAAATTTAAGATATTTAAAGAAACCTTGAAAGGAAAAGAAGATGGAAAATAAATTTGAAACCAAGCCGAACTCGGGGGCATTGTTCTCGGTGAAGTCTAAGACCAATGCAAATCAACCCGATTACAGGGGCGATGTACTGATTGACCTATCCACGTTTAAACAGGAGAACGGGAAGATTATGGTCGCCTTGTCGGGATGGAAAAAGACTTCCAAGAACGGCAACGTATTTCTTTCACTACAGGCACAGAAACCTTATGTAAAAGAAGAAGAGCAAGAAAGAAGAGCACCTCAGAACAACCCCATCGATGACGATGATATCCCATTTTAAGGAGAAGATAATGGCAAGACCAAAAGGAAGTACCAACAAACCAAAAACTGCATCCGATGCACAGATGCTTCATAAATCAACCACTCGCACTCGCCCCATGGAACAACCGAAAGTAGTTCCACAAGCGAAGATTCTTAAAAAACCTACCCATGTGGTCTGTCGTGAGGAGGATATTGCAAAAGTAAACAAGATGCTCAGTTCATTTGAACCGCAATCTTTAGGTGAGGAAATTAAAATGCCAATTGAAAAAGAAAAAAAAGAGCCAAAAAAATTATCGTCTGAAAGTTTAAACGATGTTCTTAAAAAAATGAAAGAAGAAATAGAAAGGGGATTAACTCCCGAACAAAAGATTGCCTCTCTTGAACATGAAGTTAAACAATTACACAAAGCAATTGAGAAGTTTAATGTTGTCATTGATTACTTAGAAACCAAGTTAGGTATTGAAGAATGAATGATGATATCCCATGTTACAATGGGATTTTATCAAGGGCATAATTATGAAATGTTATATCTGCGGAGTGGAAGCAATTAAAAGACATGGTCGAGCCAATATGTGTGAAAAGCATTCACGGTTTAAACAAATGCAAAAATGTGCAAAGTCTGACAAAAAATATGCACCGTCTATTTATGAGATAGAAAAGTTAGTACCTATTGATATGAAGTGTTTAGATTGTAATGATGTAATGCATTGGATTGATGATGATAACCGTAGAAAAGGGGCGGTTTTACAACATTATCGGGATGGTAGTTTGGGGATTGTATGTGATTCGTGCAATGTTAAACATGGATTTTTGCCAAACGATATGTATAGAACCATTCCAAGAGACCATAAATTATGTCCTACTTGTAAAACAATAAAGCCGTTAAATTTTTTTTATGTTCGTAGGGATTCTAAAGTTGCGTACCCAATGACTAAGTGCAAAGAATGTAACCGCAAAAGTGTATTGGATTGGAAAAAAAATAATCCCGAAAAATATATTGAAACAACAAAAAGAAATAATGAAAGGAGAAACAATGGGAAATAATTATCCCACGTTTGAAGCGGTAAAAGTTGCATTAAAACAAGATAGAACGGGATACATTTTAACTTTAAGTATTCACCCCGATGAGATAGATGAAAATTTATTACGGGATTTTGTTGGGTCTCGATACGGAGTTGCAATGGTTCGTATTCAAGACAACGAAACACCTGTGGTTTATAACAACTATCGAATAAAAAAAGCGGGGATATTATGCCGTGAAATTTCTTTTATAAGGTGGTTGGAAAGTTTAAATTTTGATGTCAAGACAGAAGAACAAGCAGTTGATGTTCTTCATAAACTTTGCAGTATTAATTCGAGAACAGAATTTAATACAAATGTAAATGCTCAACAATTATTTGATGAAATGGTAAAAGAATATGACGAATGGAAAGAAGAAAGTGAGCCGTTTTAAAACGGTTCGACAAAAAGTGTTTTATCTACCAATACAGTTGGCGGATAAATTTGAAGCGTACGCAGAAAAAACGAATACAACACAGTCGAAGTTGGTTTGCGAGGGTATCGTGATGCGAATGGGCACGGAAATTGACCAGTACAACGCAGGATTTAATCAAGGTTTAAACGAGGCAATCAGCATTGTTAAGACGGTCAAGGGGGCAAAGATGATGTTCCCATCGGGCAAGTCGTTTGGCGATTTAGTATGTGACGAAATTGAGTTGCATATTCGGAGAGAGAATGAAACTGTTTAAAGCAATCTTATTTGGTATTTTTATCTATATCCAAACCATGATTGTGGTGATAGTTTTAATTGCAGTTGTTCTTTCATCTTATTCTTTTATTAGTACTTATATGTTTAAACAAGGAGAAATATCATGTCAAGTGAAGCAGAAAGATTAGCAACAACAAGAATCATTATTGACGCTCTTGCTGATGCGGTGCAAAAGCCATTACAAGAAACAAACGGGGATGCTATGCCATTAGTTTTGTCTGCAATGACATCAGTATTCGTGTCGCTTGGAAACCTTGGGAATATCCCATTGGAGGTTTTAATTGAAGCAATTACAACTACTTACAATAACCGATTGGATGAGGAAACGACACATTAATATGGAAAAAGAATTGACACTAGTTGATGCGATGTGTACTCAATTGACGGCACAAGTATCCCTCTACGCAAAAGAGGTGGAGCGGTTACTTGCCGAGAACAAAGAGTTACGTCAAGAGGTTGCCGTTTTAGATAAACAATTACAGAAATTTCTTTAGGAGGCAGTATGGATAGAGAGTTATTACAAGAGCGATATCCCGAACTATTGGTGATGACGAAGAAACAATACGACAAAGCCATCATCGGAGTTGTAACAAGGATTGGTTGTGAAGCCATCTGTTATGACGAAGATATCGTTAGAAGTATTTTGATGGAGGACGATGATATGACTGAGGAAGAGGCTCAAGAGTACATCGACTTCAATATGAAAGGTGCATGGGTTGGCGAGCATACGCCATTCTTTTTAGACAAAGGTGTTTAAACATGAAATGGTTGCGTATTGCTATTTGTTTTTATGTATTTTTTTTATGTGGGTTAATTATTTTTTTATCTGAATATTCAAGGGGAAGTTTATGTTAAGTATTTTGGGTGTAGTTCCATTTATTAATATTGGGGAAAAGAAATGAAACATAAACATAGTAAAGTAATTAAAGCATGGTTGGACGGCATTGAATGTGAATTTTATTATTCTAATGAATGTACACAGGGTTGGGTTTTAATCACCGATTTAAGAGACTTTATTGAAGAGGATGTAAGAATCAAACCAGAGCCACAGAAAGAACAAGAACCACAATACCTTTATGTGTATAGTTTTATAAATCAGAGTAAAACATGGATGTCTCCTACATTAATATATGACTCATTTGATTTAGTTTATTTGGGTAAAGTGAGGGTAGAAAAATGAGTGATTATCCAAAAAAAGCATTTCCGTACGAGGACTCATACATGCATCATGGGATGGATTTGAGAGATTACTTTGCTGCTAAAGCAATGCAAGGACTGTTTTCTGACCCCGACCATCAGTTAGGTGCTTGGGATAATTACACAGATTGGCATGAAAACTTAACTAGTCAAGCGTATCAAATAGCAGATGCAATGATGAAAGCGAGGGAAAAATGATTGCATCTTTTATGTACGATATGTTTATTTTTATTTTAGGTTATGTATTTTGTTTATTTGTGCATTTTTGGGAGAGCGATAAATGAAAGAATGGATTAGCATTAAAGATAGATTACCAAAACTCAATCAAGAAATTCTTGGTTATGAAAAAGATATTGTTTATTGGGGGTTTTATTCGCAATTTGGATTTTTAGATACATTAGAAGAATGTGAACGAAAAGAAACAACACATTGGATGTTTATACCCAATCCACCAAAGGAGGTTGTATGAGTGAATGCAATAAATGCAATGGTACATTATTTGTTTGCGAAAACCACCCAGACCAAGAAGCCCACCAATGTAAACATTGTGGGGGTGCGGGAATGCCTTGTGACTGCACAGAGCCAGTCAGTGAATGGATAAGTGTTAAAGATAGATTGCCAGACAATTCTAATGTGGTTTTAGTCTACGATTTAAGAATTTCTAGGGGAATAAATTTTCCTAAAATACGGTTTGCTTTTTACTATTTAAATGATTGGCAAAGAAGCGAAGGAACTGGATGGAAAATGGATGTTAGCCATTGGATGCCATTGCCAAATCCACCAGAGGAGGTTGTATAAATGAGAGAAATCAACGGTGAAATGCGAATGACAATTAAAGAATTAATTGAACACTTAAAACAATTGCCATTAGATGTTGAAGTTAGTGGTTTTGAACGTCTTAAATGGTGGGTTGAAAATAAGAAAGCGAGTGAGAAATGAAATTAAATAGCACTTCACATCCAAAACCAAATGCGTTTAAACGACTATTGTTTTTATTAAAAATAAAAAATTAAATAACAAAAATATTGAAACGATTACATTACAACGGGGCGACCTCTTAGCAACGGTCTTAATGGGAAGTAAAGCACTGAACACCCCACCAATGAAAGTGAGTGAGAGATGAACATAACAGAGGTGATAAAAAAGTTAGATGAGTATACAACTGGTGATGAATATCAGAGAGCAATAAAAGAAGCGGTTTTTTTATTAAACAGTCAAAAAATAACATTTGATTTATTAAGAAAACAGATTTATTCACAAAAAAATATTATTCATCTGCATATAGATTTGCTCAATGATTTAAGTGCAGAAATTGATAGACTTAATCAAGAATTATTAAAGAAAGCGAATGAGAAATGACACCTAGAGAAGAACTTGTTTGTAAATTACGCTCTGAAGGAATGGTTTACAGATTAATAGGAAAAGAACTTGGGGTAACAGGGCAAAGAGCAAGGGATATTTATGAAAAGGTACAGAGAAAAAAAAGAGGGTTAGAAAGATTAAAAGAAAGAGAATTAAAAATCACCACACAAAGTATGTGGGAAATGTTATCTGAATTACTTGACGGTGAAAAATTGCCCGATTCTTTAAATAAAGATTTGGATGATTTAAGGGAAGGCAAAGCATTTGTTATGCGTGAGTTAACCGATGAAGAAATACATGAATTAGCCAACCAATACTTGCGAACTCAAGACCATGATGGTGCAAAGGTTGTAGTGGGATTAATTGATTTTGCGAGAGAACTTTTAAAGAAAGCGAGTGAGAAATGATTAGTGATATGTTGCCACCAAAAAAAGGATTATTATTCCATCAGTCTAATAAAACTAATTTAGGTAATAGTGCAAAAAAATACCATTTTAATTGCCCTATTTGCAACATATCTTTTGAAAGATATTGGTGTTGGGCAAAAAGAGTAAGCACTAATTATTGTTCTAGGGCTTGTAGCGGAGAAGCAAAAAGGATTAGGTTTGATAAACCTTGCGTTGTATGTAACAAAGTAATGTCATTAACGGCAACTTACATGAATCGTATATCTACATGTTGCCATGATTGTTTAAGAATTAAACGGTCTAAACGTAAAACAAATGGAAGGTCATCCATAGATTACAAAAAAATATCAGAACGATTAAAACAGAATTTAGTTTGTTCAGATTGCGGTGTTTTAGAAGGTCCTTGGTCAGTGCAAGGAATTATTACTACGATTAACGATAAAGGTATTTACGAAGGTGACGGCTCTAAGGCTAGACTTGTTTGTAGGTCTTGTGCTTTAAAATATTCAAGCAAATTAGGAACAAAAGCCATTATAAAGAAAGCGAGTGAGTAATGATACACATTAGAGATGAAGGTGAACAAGTAAAATTTGGGTTTAATTTTTACCCATTTAAATCTAATAGTTTTGGGTTTGTGCTTTGGTTAAAAAATGGTCGATTTTGGCATTTTAGATATAACAAAAAAACAGGTGGATTATGGTTAAACAATAAATATATTTATTTATCAAAATAAGAAAGCGAGTGAGAAATGAATAAAGTAAGCCCGTTTACACAGTGGTGGGATGACAACATTAAACAAATGGCAGTTAGTCCAGAGATTCGTAAATTAATGGCACAAGCATTTGAAGGTGGTCAGAAAGCACCAAGTCTGCCTAGTTTAAACAATGAAGAAATACATGAGTTGGTTAAAGCAACATTGGCTGAAGAAAAGGCTAAAAAAGAAAACAGAATATTTGATTACTCGGTAACATTCGCAAGACGTTTAAAGGAGTTTTATGAGCGACAAAAAGATTGAGCGTCCTTATTTTGGTTTGGAGGACAACAACAAAGAAGTTGCAGAAGCACTTGGTATCACTGAGCAAGGAGCGACATTTATTAAAAAGAATGCTTTGAAAAAAGCAAAAATAATTTTAGAGGAAAAGGGGTTTAAAGTGAGTGATTTTTTTGGGGGAGAAAAATGAGTCAACTAAGTATATTTGATATTGAGATGCGTGATTACCTTGATGAGTTAAAAAAATCATGGGTAGAAACCATAGAAAATGATGGTGGCAATTGTCCTTGTTGTGAACGCTGGGGTAAAGTTAATGTGTTTAAACTTACCGAGGCTTTGGCTGCGTCATTGATGTGGATGTATAAACATAGGAATGAAGATGATACTGTGGATGTTCAAAACAAAGCACCAAGGTGGATTTTAAAAGCCAAGACTTACCCTCTTTTAAAACATTGGGGATTAATAGAATCGGTTAGCCCACGTTCGGGGATTTGGGAGGTTACAACAAAGGGTAAAGACTTTTTGTTTGGGTTCAATAAATTACCCGACCGTGTTTTTATTTACAACAACGAAGTTTTTTCTTTTGGAAAAAAAGAAACAGATTATCGTGGTTGCCTTGGAGTAAAATTTTCGTTTGAGGACATGATGTCTGAAAGATTTAGTTGGACAAAACTTACATTGGAGAAAGAAGTAAATGGATAAAAGACTTTATATTGTAGTGGGCGGTTGGTTAATCGCAGCCTTAGTTTTATTGGTGGTTTAAACATGGAAAAATATCATTTTCTTGATGGTGATAACAAAGAGGAATATCACATTCCATTCCATGGGATTATTACGGAAGAAAAAATAATGGAAGCAATTAGTTTTAATGACCCAGTTAATCACCCTAAACATTACACATCGCATCCATCGGGGGTCGAATGCATTCAAATTACCGAGCATATGAACTTCTGTTTAGGAAACGCAATTAAATACATTTGGCGAGCGGGGGAGAAAGACCATGCCAAGGAGATAGAAGATTTACAAAAGGCTCGTTGGTACATCAGTCGAGAGATTGAAAGAAGACAGAATGACCAAGGATGAAAAAAAGTACTATGATGCAATTGCTCGATTGGGATGCTCGCTCTGTAGACACCTTGGCTATGGTGAGACACCTTGTGAAATCCACCATATTAGACGGTACGGTGGAAAACGCAAACTCGCAGAAGTCATTGGTCTCTGTCCCGAACATCACCGAGGAAATACTGGTGTTCACGGGCTTGGACGTAAAGCGTGGGAACGAACTTACAACACTACCGAGGTTGCGTTACTTGAGCAGACCTTAGAACTTCTTAAATCATAGACTTTCTAAGGTCTTTTATTTTGCTCGTCATGTTAATTTCCATTTCGTGAATTGTGTTTAAACGGTCTCTCTTTTCATCAGCATCCATGGTTTTAGAAGTATTGATGTAGTTTTTATACTCACGCAGTTTCTTCATTTGCTTATCAATAGAACTAACGTAAGTCTTCAATTGATACAGACCTTTGTTTTCCTCGATGTATTCTTTAAGGGCGGTTGGGTCTCCGCTTTTTTCAAGCACATTAATTGTCCGCACCACGGTATCCACTTCTTCTTTTAATCCGTAATAAGCACTGATAGTTCCCGAGTCCGATGCAAAGAATCGTTTAATCACTGGCATCTGTTCTAACCGTTTAGACGCTCTAACTGAGTCGCCTTGGGTATCAAAAATTGCATCTAATACTTGTACCGCATACGTTCCCATCGTTCCTGTATAGCCACGAATCAAGTTGTCAATCTTAATTGGGGATTGGTTGGTTGCTTCGCCAATCGACTTAGCAAGGGAGGTCGTACCTTGGTTGTATTGGTACTTAGCCGCCACATCTTGCATTCCTTGCCCAACAATTGGCTCCCCAGTAAAGAAGGAGTAGTTGGCTACGTTTTCTACGATAGGAACAAAGGCTTGTGGGATTGGGTTGAACTGTAAAGTGCTGACCATATTACGAACCAAGGCTTCTTTCAAGTCTTTGCTAGTGTCATTCCCAAACGCAGTCTCGAGTACTCGTTCAGGTAAAACTTTAAACACCACACCTAATTCAAACGGGATAGGGAATTTAAACGGCTTACCATTAACAGTGACCGCTGGGACAATCCAATTGTTATCACGCTCTTCTTTGTTTAAACGCTTGTACTCATCGTCATCGGATACCATAAACCAGTAAGCCATGGATAATCCCATCATCGTGAGGGAGCGTACAGCGAACGCTTTCTTCTGTACTTCCGCATTTTCTGTTGCCATTTTTCCCCAACCCGAGCGGTATAAAACATCTAAACCTTGAACCCGTGCGTTAAAGAATGGCACTACTGCGGTGAGGATTCGAATGACTGAGTTGTTACCTTTACGAGAGAAGTTCAACACCTCCATCGCTTGGTAGAATGCCTCTGCTTCGTTACCTGTACGGGCTAAAGTCTTCTTATAGACTTCTGCTCTAGTTGCCATGTCGGACGCATTCGAACCGTGTTCTAGGGCATCCCAAAACGCAGTGATTGGTAGTAAGGCTTTCTCAGTAGTAGTTCTGTTACCACCCCGTTTACGCAATTCTTTTTCTACCATTTTGGCAGTAGAAGATACGTCTCCCGCAAAATCATACCCAGTTAAACCAGCC